TCACGGACACGAGCCATCTGCGCCGCCTTAATCAGGTTAGTTTCGGAAGTGGTATATACTTCATTAGCCATATTTTAATAACTCCTTTAATCAAATTTCAACCCGAATGCTTCGGGGTTTTTGGCAATTTCAGCCTGACGAACGGCAGGATCACGAATTGCCATAATTTCTTCTTTGGTTTTGCCCGTCTTTCCACCATTGTTTGCCGGAGGGTTAGCGGTATTCGCACCCTTCGTGGTAGTAGTTGCGACTAAGCCGGAGAAATCGCCCTTGACAAGTGCTTCCAGTGCGGAATTGTCCTTGATTTTGTCGCCGTCCAGTTCGATGCCGTCGATTTCGGCTCGACTGCCACGCATAGCAATCTCAAGGTTCTTGCCAGTGATGCCCTTGCTTTCGTAAAAGGCACGGACAGCCTTTTCCTTGGCTTCCTTTGCCTGTTTGTTTGCGATTTCTGCTTTGTAGTCGTTAAAGGACTTTTCAAGGGTCTTGTATTCCTCGCTGTCCTTTACATTTACAGCCTTTTCAGCAGGCTGTTTTTCAAGTTCCGCCTTTACCTGTTCATCGGCATAAGCGTTTCTTGCGGTAAGATGCTCCGATACCAGTGCATCTTCCAGTTCTTTGGGAAGTTCAACCCCGCTTTCCTTTGCAAGGTTGCGAATAGTTGCTCTTGTGAATGCCATAATTCAATCTCCTTTTCATCGGTGGCGATTCATTGCCATTTGATTGTATTTTGTTTAATAAAAGTATAATCTAAAATATCTTTGTTGTCAAATTCGCTCGTAGGTCAGCCAACAACGGCAATTTATTACTTCCTCAAGCGGCGCACGAGGGTCGCCGGGATAAGCAAGGTTGGGGAGAAAATCGCCCCTAACACGAATTTTAACGCCATTCAGAAGAACATGGCTTTGACGAGTAACATTGTCCATCACGGCGTTCCACTTCTTCTTTATGTTATATCCAGCTTCTTGAGCCAGAATAATAGCATCGTTTCTACCCTTATTCTCGGCTCTTGTATACATGGTGACTGCGCCGTTTTTCGTTACATCAAGATTGCGTTTTACAACTATGTTGATTGTGCGTTGAAAAACCTTTTTAGGCTTGAGCATCAAGAAAGCACCCAGCACAACAGCGTTGCGAATGTTTTTAGCATTCCAAGAAGCGTCTTTCTGTTTGGAAATATGCCTTTCTTTCACTCCGCTTTTTATGGTTTCTTCTTCTCGATACTCAAAGCCTTCAAAGTCTTTGGCTAACGATTGATTTATACCGTTGTAGTTCAAAGTATAAATCTCATCCATTTGCTTATTGATTGTCTGCGCCGATTTCTCATTAGCTTCAAATAAAAGAGCCAACAAAGCAGCAACCATTAAATCATATTCTTTGCGCTTAGTCACATCGTTCTTGTAGAATCGAACATAAGCCTTTCTCGCTTTTTGCTTTTCTTCTCTGCTTTCAGCGTTATTATAGGCTTCTAAAAGTTCCTCCGATTCTTCTTCGATGGATTTATAAAACTTTTCTGTTGCCTTGTTAAGCTCTTTCTTTTTGTCGGAATAAATAGCAGACAGCCGCTTGCCCATCTGCTCTAATTTTTCGTCCGTCAAACGGTGCGCTCTGTCTGTCATTTATTCACCCCACCAGTAATTATTTAAATTGCGCTCAACGCTGTTTCGATATCATCTGTCAAACTAACAGAACCGCCCGATGTATATCCTGCCGGAATAGAAACAGAAGTGTTTGTAATACCGTCAATGTTGCCTCCCGTTGCGCCATTATTAGGCATTGAACCAGTAACAACAGTACCACTCTTATTGACAAACTTTTCGCCACTAAGAACGTCTGCCGCTTCCGCAGTGACAACGGTTACATCCTGATATGCGGCAGGGATAGCAGCGACAGATACGGAGGTTAGCACCTTGCCAGTAGAAGGTGTAATCGTCTGTGCGCTCTTGGTAGGCGTTGCACTCTTGGTTTCAGGAGCAATGCTGACCTTTCCTGTGCCGTTGTGATAACCTTCAGGAACGGTGTAACTTGTGACAACTGGAGTTAAAGTCTGAGAAATCGCCCCATTGTTCGGCATTGTGCCTGTTACTTTTTCGCCACCAATATAAGCGGTCTTTGAAAGCAGAATATCGGCAGCCGTGGCATCGGCATCATTGGTATCAATGAAATTATCGGGGATTGCCGCAACAGTTACCTTAGAAAGAACCTTGCCAGTGGAAGGAGTAATATCTTGTACGGCTTTAGTAGGAGTTACGGTCTTAGTTTCAACAGTAATTTTAACTGTTCCGGTTCCAGAGTGATAACCCTTCGGAATAGTATAAGAAACGGTAGTGGCATCAAGTGTTTTAGTTATCGTTCCATTATTCGGCATAGTACCAGTCGTAACCGTACCATCTGCAAGAACGTATACCTTGCCAGTCAAAACATCTCCTGCGACAGCAGTTACAGAAGTTACATCTTGATAGGCATCGGGAATAGAAGCAACAGTAACATCGGACAAGCCGTAGTAACCGCTATCGGGCGTAATGCTTTGCTGTTTCTTTGTGGGAGTTGCGGTCTTGCTCTGCAAAGTATAATTACCGCCACCTGCGACACCCGAAACAGTACCGGAACCGTTATGGTATCCGGCAGGAATTGTGTAAGTATCACCTTCCTGTACGGTAACGGAAACAGCGCCACGATTTACTAATCCTTCGATTGCCGATGCCAGTACCGTCAAATTGTCCGTATTATTAGCCATTCCCAATTCTACGAGTTTAGCACGAATAGTATTTCTATTAGTTTGGATTCTGCTAATTTCAGTTGAAATGCTCATTTTATTTCTCCTCCGTTCAAATCGTTCCAAGCAATATTTCGATGTTTCCCACAGTTGCGGCAACGGCCGCTGCCGTTATTGGGAGCGTATTATCTGGATCAGGTTCATGGGCAGTATTAACCGATAATATATTATTTTCAAAAGAGAGCGTTTCATCAGTTTCAAATTGTTTGATTTCTGGCAATTCTTTAATAACCGAATCAACAATTTCTGTTTTGTCGGCTTCTGTCCAATAGTCTACGCCCTTTTGTGGAGTATCGCCCTTAATATTAACGGGTTCTGGGTTCGGTAATTCCTTGTCGTTTGTCCAAGAAATTACGCCTTCTTCAGAAACGAAAGGAAAAAAAGTCGCACCATCTTCGCCGATATTAATAGTTTCTGCTCCAATTTTTCCGGCAAGTCCTTTTAATTCGGAAAAAGATGCGCTCATTTTCGGGAGGTCAATAATTCTTCCGCTTAACATCATCATTTAAGCACCACCCTTGATGCCGATTTTTCAACATTTATTGTTCCAAGGGTTATTCCCGCCACATCGTTGCTCAAAAACAAAACTCGTGCTTGTACTTCAACATCGCCCGATAACATAAATGTTTCTTTTTGTGTTAGATATATATAAAAGACGTTTTCGCCCGAATCAAAAGTAAGATCGCCGTTAGAAAGCGTTTTTCTAATTTTCCCGACAAAAACCTCTAAATCCTTAATGGTGTCTTGAGTTATAAAATTTCCGTCAGCGTCTTTCAGTTCAATAGGGATTCTATACTGATCGCCTTGCATCATTCTTCCTCACTCCCTATCTCGTTAAATCTTTCGTTAGCTTCTTCGTTCTTTCGCTTGATAACTTCTTCGACCTTATCAGCATCGCCCAACAGCGTGAGAATCTTGGTGGTGATATAATCCTCGTCAAGATATTCGGCAGATTGGAGAACCATGCCAAGCATTTCGTCTTGATTGCTCATCTGAGAACGAGTATAGGTCGGTTCATCCTCAATGCCAGCAAGAGCCAAAATGCCGTTGATAAAAGCAGTCACTTGATATTCAAACTGATCTGTTTTTTGGTTGATAGGCTCATAAGCCGCTTGAATCTGCGTGGCGGTAACTGCTCCCGCCGAAACATCTTCAACCTTCAGAGCCATAAAATCTTTGTAAAGCTGGAACTGAAGCCTATCAAGCGCCGCTTCGCTTGCGTTAAAGGGAACATCTACCTTGTGGGCATCAACGCTTGCACCATCGTCACCGTCAGCATGAGCGACATGAGTTATTTTGAGCTGTTCAACAAATCGGGCATCGTCTGCGGCATCCATACCACCGCAATTTTTGAGAATCCAATAAATAAATTCACCATCAGAAACATTGTTTATAAGTCCGCTTATCATAAGGTCATAAGCGTCAAGCGTTCCTTGATTGCCTACAAGGTCAGACTGGCGATTAACATTCCAAAACGGAACTATCGGAAAAGACGGATAGTTTTCTCCGTCAATAATCTCCTCGCCGGCAATCTCAGAAGCACTAACAATTTGCTTATAAGAACGCTTTTCATGGAGAACAACAATATCATCTTGCGCCTTCTTGATATAATCCGTGTATCCATCAATCTCGTAAAGCGTCGCTCTCAACGGTTTGTTGGAATCAATTTGCCAAAATCGAATGCCGGCCTTCAGTCCACCATCTTCTTCATCCCACAGCGGAACAAACTCCAGGACGCTAAATATTTCAAGATGATCTAAATTCCAGAAGCCAAAAGATACCGCACCATTCTTGGCGTGGGTTGCAGCGTCTTGTACTTTTTTGTCAAAGTCTTTGCCGAGCCTGTCTTTGTTGGTGGAGTCCTTAAAAGTTATACCGTTTCCCAACAGATAAGATACAGCTTGAGTGGTAAAATAGTTATACCAATTTGAAGCAATCTTATTATTTGCCGCCCAAATATCAGGCACAGCTTTGCCCATTTGATTATAAACAAACTTTTGATACCGCATGATTGTTGGATTTTGATGCCTGTAATAAAGGTCGGCATCTGCGGCAATAGAATATTCACGGCTTGCCTTATGTTCTCTAATTGCATCAAGAACAAAGTCCATGCGCTTTTGTTCGCTCTCGCCAACTTCAATCAGATCGTTATAAGTCTTAATCCTAATCACTCTCCCTTGTCTAATTCAAGTAGAAATGCCACATTACACGCAACGTGCCAAAGGTGCGGAAGTCCGCTGTCCTCATCTATTCCAAAAGGGTTTTTAAGCCATTTGCATATATGGCGCATTAAGGCCGCTCTGTAACGCTTTGGCTCTACCCTACGATAACTACCCTCTCCATATTTCTCTGCGCCGTGCGTCATTACTGCCCCCACAGCTTCGATAATTTCAGGCGGTACAAGGTCAAGGCGGTATTTGCCGCCGTCGTGTTTAAGACCGTCAGTAATATTATCCATCACAATTCCCCTATCTGAAAATCGGCATATATCCGCTTGTCTCTGTATCGCTTTTGCTCCACATTTTTCTGATTAAACTTGCCAAAGAGTCAGGACAGTCATCATGTTCTGCATTCTCGTTATAATCACATATTTGATTGATATATTCTTCGTCTGTGCCTGCGACAAATATAACATTTTTCCACTCAGCTTTCAAATAAGAGGTGATTTTCAAAAACTTATTCATACTTTCATGGTAAATGTTGACTCTTTCGCCTTTTGACCTCAAAGCCTTGCCGAGATAACCTTTGTCACCATTATTTTCGCAATGAATACGACCTGCATTAAAAGACTTTCTCAAAGAAATTATATCTTCTTGAACATCATCAATGTGCTTTCGCCAACAGCGACCATAAACATAATATTTCCCATCTCTCTTTCGGCAGATAGTGAAAGCGGTATAGTCCTCGCCGCCATAAGCTGCGTCAATATGACATTCGCCTTGTTCCACCAAAGACGGGTCTGCACCTGTTTGTGGGCTGTCAAAAATAACATCTTCTGCCGCAATATGCCGTAGCTCGTAGTTTGCCGCAAAAAGCGAAGCCGTCATTTTTTCTTTAATTTCCGCTATTTCTTCTGCGCTCATTAGACCTGTACTGTAACAATCCCATGTTTCAGGATTTGGCATAAGTGAGAAAGCGTCCTCTTTATGCCACGGCGTTCCAGTATTATATATCCTGCCGCCACGATTAATAATATTACGCAGCTCTTGATAAATCAACTTTGTGCGATCTCGTTCCGCTTTGCTTATTCGGTCTTGAACATTAACGATATCATCAGTAAAGATTAAATCGAAATGCTTACCAGTCAAAGAGCCGCCCATACCAAGCCCGACAAGCTGCGATGTTCCACGAATATCATTGGTCAGATTTGTGCTTATCTCGTTTGTTGTTGCGGTTGTTAATTTCAAATCCACACCATAAATGCATTGAACAAAATACCGCATTTGTTGGCTTTGCAAAATCTTCTTGACTTGCGATATAACTTCTTTTATGTCGTTGTCGGTCTTTCGCATAAAAAGAGTTCTGCGATTAGGCAACAAAACGACAATCAAGGCAAGGGCGATAGATACGCAAGTTGTCTTAAAAGAACCACGATGCGCTTGAAGTGTTTTATCTCCCTTGCCTTTTATCATGTCGATTATCCAATCATTATGGATATTAGTAAGCCTATCGAAACCCATCAAATGCCCAAACTTTGCAGGATGATTTAGAAGAAAATCAACCGCTTGTCTTTTCTCCATTTACCATAGCCTCCACCTCGGCAATAACAGACGCTTCCACATC